AGCGTTTTGCGCGATATATGCAGGCTGGTGGGGAAGCGATTAGTTTGAACAGGGCGCAGCCGAGCGTAACGGAGCTTACAAATTCTCTGTATGAGACGGGTCGTCCAGAGTTGTTTACGCAGTATGAGGATGAGTATTTTGTGAACTCTCCTTTGGGGTATGCGGCGTTTTATGAGGGCGAACCTTTCCCGGGCGAAGCGGCCAAATGGGCGCAACCAGAGGCTCCTATGCAAGAATTGTTGCGTGGCGTGCGCCGTGAAACGGGTGCCGCGGACCGCGTTCAGGGGTCTGGAAACTCACAGAATGTGATGGATTTGGTTCAGCTTTACGACTTTTTGCAGCGCAAACCGGCCTCTGATTTGACGGCTTCGGAGCAGCGTTTGTTGGAGGAAATTCCTGTATATTTGTCTCGCACAACGGGCATGGCGGACGGTGGACAGGTCACGGCCCGCGGTTTGGGTTCCTCGCAGGGTTCGACGACGGGTTCGGCTGTGGCGGGCCCGGGTCGGGATGTATATACGGGCTTTGATGGTGATCGTTTGAACGAGGTTCGGACGCGGATTATTCGGGAAGCGGGTGTTGATCCTGTTCAGATTGCTGCGGAAGAGGGGTTAGACCCGAATTTGTTCTTGAACATGATTGCGCAGGAGAGCGGCGGCAATGCGCGGGCTGAATCTGATGCTGGTGCTTATGGGTATACGCAGCTGATGGACGAGACGGCGCGTGAATTGGGCGTTGATCGCACTGATCCGGAGCAAAACTTGCGGGGCGGCGCAAGATACTTGCGCCAACAGATCGATACTTTTAGAGATATTCCGCTGGCCCTTGCGGCATACAATGCCGGTCCGGGGGCCGTGCGCCGTTATGGGGGAATCCCGCCATATGCAGAAACGCGCGCGTATGTTGCGAACATTTTGGGCTTGCCGGGCGGTCAGATGGCGATTTCGCCTACGATGCGTCCGGAGGCTGTGATGCCTGTTCCGCGGCCCGCGGAGCAAGATCGTGGGATTGTGGGTTTGGTTCCGCAGCGTAACCCTTTGAATGAGTTGGGCGAAATCCTTGTTTCGCGGCCCGCGAACCAGATTACGCCGGAGCAATTGCAACAGATCGATCAGAATATTAACTCTTCGATTATGCCTACGCAATTGGGTGGTTTTAGTGATTTAATGCGAACTATGCCGTAATTCTATACAAGGCGAAGGTCGCGTGTTAAATTAGGGCAAGTTTTCGGTCTTTTTGGCCGCTAGGAGGTTTTTATATGGCTCGCGCCCCAATTCCAACGGCGTCTTTCGTCGAAAGAGAAAACGACAGTCCTGAGTATGATCAGGCGGCTGTTGATTTAGATATTGAAATGGCCGGCACCGCGATGGCGGGCGGTCGCCCTTACGTTGAGGGCGTGGATATTGAGGAAGAGGACGACGGGAGCGTTGTTGTCGATTTTGAGCCGGGCGCCGATTATGAGTCGGACGATGGAGATTTTTACCGCAACTTGGCGGAAGAAATGGACGATGGCGACATGGGCGCTGTCGCAAATGACTTATTGGCCCAATATGAAAGCGCGAAGGAAAGCCGCGGCGATTGGGAAGAGGAATATTCCAAGGGCTTGGAGCTTTTGGGCTTTAAATATGAAGAGCGCACGATGCCGTTCCGTGGGGCAACGGGCGTAACGCATCCTTTGTTGGCCGAGGCGGCGACGCAGTTTCAGGCGCAGGCGTTTAATGAGCTTTTGCCGCCTGGGGGCCCTGTGCGGACCGTGGTTATGGGGGATGAGACGCCGGAGAAGGTGGCTCAGTCCCGGCGCGTGTCTCAGTTCATGAATTATTATTTGACCAATGTCATGGAGGACTACACTCCTGACATGGATCAGATGCTGTTTTATCTGCCGCTGGCGGGCTCGACCTTCAAAAAGGTTTACTACGATGAGTCTTTGGGCCGTGCGGTGTCGAAGTTTGTCCCTGCTGAAAACCTCATTGTCCCTTACGAGACGTCGGATTTAGAGACTTGCCCTAACATCACCCAGATTGTGCGCATGTCTTTGAATGATTTGCGCAAGCGGCAGGTGTCTGGGTTTTATCGCGACATTGAGGTGCTCCCTGGGCAGCGGGACGCCAACGAAATTGATGGAATCATGGATCGGATTGATGGGTTGGAGCCCAGCAACATCGACTATGATTGCACGATCCTTGAGTGCCACGTTGATTTGGACCTTGAGGGTTACGAAGACCTTGACGAGGATGGCGAGCCGACGGGCATCAAGGTGCCTTATGTGGTCACGTTGTCCCAGGACAACGGCCAGATTCTGTCGATCCGGCGGAATTACCGTGAGGACGACGAGCAGAAGCGCAAGATCAAGTATTTTGTGCATTACAAGTTCTTGCAGGGCTTTGGTTTTTATGGTCTGGGTCTGATTCACACCATTGGCGGTCTGTCCCGCACCGCTACCGCGGCCCTCCGCCAGCTTATTGATGCCGGCACCCTGAGCAACCTTCCTGCTGGCTTCAAGGCCCGTGGGCTGCGGATCAGGGACGATGATGATCCTCTGCAACCGGGCGAATTCCGCGATGTCGATGCCCCCGGTGGCGCGATCCGTGATTCGCTCATGCCGCTGCCTTTCAAGGGGCCCGACCAGACGCTGTTTAACCTTTTGGGCTTTGTGGTTCAGGCGGGCCAGCGCTTTGCCACGATCACGGACCTGAAGGTAGGCGATGGGAACCAGCAGGCTGCTGTTGGGACCACCATGGCCATGATTGAGCAGGGGACGCGGGTGATGAGTGCGGTGCATAAGCGCTTGCACTACGCCATGCGGTTGGAGTTCAAGATTCTGGCCCGGGTGATGAGTGAGTCTCTGCCCCAGGAGTATCCCTACTCTGTCGAGGGTGCGGATGGCTCGGTCATGGCTGAGGACTTTGATGATCGGGTGGATGTGATTCCGGTCAGCAATCCGAACACCTTTAGCCAGTCGCAGCGTATTTTGCTGGCGCAGACCAAGTTGCAGCTCGCGGCCCAGGCCCCTGATATGCACAACATGCCTGAAGTGTTTCGGGACATGTATGAGGCGCTGGGGGTCACGGACGTTGATCGCTTGATGAAGTCGGTGCCGGAGGACGAACCGCGGCCCACGGACCCTGCCAAGGAGAACATTGACGCCTTGGATAACATCCAGTTGAAGGCGTTTGAGGGTCAGAACCATCAGGCGCACATCATGGCGCACTTGGTCTTTGGGTCTTCTGGCATGGTGGCTCAGTTGCCGGCGGTGGCTATTTCTTTGCAGAAGCACGTGATGGAACACGTGCGGATCGCGGCGCAAGAGCAGGCTGCGCAGCAGGTTGCCCAGATGCAGCAAATGCCTCCTGAGCAGATGGAGCTTCAGGTTGCCCAGCTTGAGGCGCAGTTTATGGCTGAGGGCATGCAGCAGGTTAAGCAGCTTTCCGGTCAGATTTCCGGTGAGGGCCAGCAAGGGCCTGATCCTCTGGTGCAGCTCAAGCAGCAGGAGCTTCAGTTGGATGCTCAGGCTCAGCAGTCGGATGCTGAGATTGATCGTGCTAAGCTGGAGCTTGACGCGCAGAATCAGCAGATGCGGGCGCAGCAGTTCCAAGAGCGCTTGGCGGCGCAGGAGCGGCAGACGCAGGCCCGGATTCAGTCTGCGATGGAGCGAGAGCTTCTGAAGATTCAGAACCAACAACGAGGGCAGTGACATGGCGGCAGTTAAGATTGTGACCAACAAGCCTGGGGCTGCTCCCAAGGCTGTGGAATATGCGGACATCAAGGGCCAGGGCCGGATTCCTTACGGCAAGACGGCGGATGCGCCCATGGGTGGCGACACGATGAAGACTGCCACGGCCCGCGGCATGGGTGCTGCGAAGCGTGGCGGTAAGTATCTGACCTGCTGACATGCCCCTTGAAAAGGGCAAGTCTGACAAGACGGTCAGCGCTAATATCAGCAAGCTTGTGGGCGAGGGGTATCCTCAGAAGCAGGCGGTGGCCATTGCGCTGGAGGAAGCTGGGCGCTCCAAGCCGAAGAAGATGGCTAAGGGCGGTGCGGTCAAGAAGCCGAAAGGTCGGATTGTGAAGGGGTTTAGCCCGATAGCGCGGCCTCAGAGGTTCAAGGGAGTTTTCTGATGGGTGGCTTTAACATCAATTTGCCCGGTCTGAATTTTAATCTGACGCCCGAGGCGATTGATGCTGCGCGCGCTGCGCAGGGGTTGCCGCCTTTGAACCCTCCGCCCGTAGCGGCTCCGCCCCCGAGCATTCCGGCACCGATGCCGCCGGTAGCTTCCCCCGCGGGTGATCCGACCATTGTTCAGAGTCCGGTGCAGGCGTTTGCGGGCAGACCCGAGCCGATGGCGGAGCGGCCCAGCATTGGGCAGGGCGTGGGGTCTTTTCTTCTAAACGAGCGTTTTGGTCAGAACATTCCTGTTGAGCCGAGGGTTCCGATTACGGCGCCGCCTCCTGCTGTAGCACCTCAACCTGTTCCGCCTCCGGCGGCAGTGGCACCGCCCCCTACGATGGTTGAGCCGCCTCCCGTGATGGCGGCCCCGCACTCTCAAATTCTGTCTGCGCCGAGCGAGCGGTTTGAGCCTATTCAGGCCGACCTACCTATCCAACCGGTTCCGCAGCCTCCTCCGGTGGTGGCACCTCCTCCGCCCCC